AAACCTATTTTGTTGTTATATAGTACTTTGTGCATACCACCTCTAACACCTTTAATTCTCATGGTGTTATTTAATTCTAACGCTACAACATCAATCTTAGTTCCGTAAGGCATGATAGCTAGTTTAGTGCTATTAAGGTTGTTGTACTCTCTAAGAGATAGACCACCTGGTGCTGTTACGTAAAATGATTTGATTTGTTGCGAGTTTACTGATTGGTCTTCTGTCTGTCCCTCACATGGAGAGAAAGATAAAGCTGCCATTACTGATAAGATGATTATCTTTTTCATTGGATTAGTTTTAATTGATTAATAAATTAGTTACTCTTGAGATTCTTTATCCCAAAGTACAATGCTATTATAGTAACTGTAATATGTGATATTTCTTCCATATTAGTTACGCATTGCATGTCCTGCACCTGAACCTAGGTCTTCTAGTAATTCGTATGCTTTTCCGAAAAATGATTTGATTTTTTTAGCCATTATATTTTGTTTTAAATGATTATTACTTGCACGTTCCCTTATGGGTTTCGTACTTATTGTTAGTGAATATTTATTATTAAAAAAGAAGGGAAATTATGCTATCTGCACGTCCCCGCAATGTTTCAGACTTATTAGATCTGGCGTGAGCTACACACAGCCGTACTACTACGCATAGCCATATATAGCTCTACATAGTCTTTACACTAATGGTTTGCTGAAAGCAAATAGGATGAATAAATCTTTTTAGATTTATATCCTTTTATATACAATAAACAGGGCGTTAGCCCTGTATTGTTAGTCAATGGAATTCCACACGTATTTTCCAATAAGCAAAGAGGCAACGCCTATGAGTTTACTGAAGATAAATGTACTGAATTCCCAATCTGTCTGTTGTACTGATAGTATCAGTATTAAGCCTGCTGTTACAAACAACAGGCAAATACAAAATAATAAGTACTGTTTGAATTGTTTTCCCATAATTACGCTATTGATTGCATTAGTGCATCTGATAACGTCAATGCAGAGAAAAGTTTACCTTTGATTAAGAAAGTTTTCATTTGAGTTGAGTTTAGTGATTAGTATTATAGCCTTACCAAAGGCTTTGAGTCATTCGTCACGATACTGTAATCAAAGGCTGAATTTATGCCACTGATTAGCTGTTGACGAACATAGTTTTTTGTAGTATCTGATTGAATGTTCTTGAACATATCTCTTACGAGCATATCAATTACATCAACACTTTGGTCTACATTCAAAGTACCGCTGATATTTATAGCACTGCGGTAATTCTCCAATTTAATTGTTACATTATCCATTGTTTTGAGTTTAGAGGATTAGTATTAATTTTGTACACTCTGTCTTTTTAATTATGGAGTTGTGACCATACATTGCTGACATTATACAGCACATAATTTATTTACATCACGACTTATCAAAGTAAGTGTGAGCATTGTTTATGTGCACCCAAAGGGATTTTATTTAGTATAAAGTATCTTTACACAAGGTCTATCAAAGTAGCCTTGAGCATTCTCTAAATACTGAACAGATTATGTTCTGTTGTTACAATATTATCACTCTTGTCTTTCCAAGTGATAATGTAATTTCCGTTATTATCACAAGTAGTTTGAGAGATAAATATCATAACGATTAGTTTTAATTTAGCGATAGTAATAATACTACCTAATTTTGTTTAAAGCATTTAAGCTTGATTTAGGCGGTGTGAGTATTGTCTTACACGAATCAACGCAACAAACAACACTCACAAACCTAAATTGTAGATTACTCTACACCTGCTGATGCAGACACTGTAGCATTAACGCTATCAGATACTAATAACTCATCAGAAGCATTGTCGTCAATACTGAATACAGTATTACGGTATACAGGCTGACCACCGTGAGTAATGATGTCGCCATCTTTACCTGCAGTTTTAGGCTCTTGTCCGTCATAAAATGGAGTCGTAGACTCTTGAACAAGAAGCTTACCCTCTTTACCTGCAACGACATAAGGCCCAAACTCTACAAGAGAACCTTCCTTCATTCTACGCTCTAATACAGATTCTTGTAGCGTAATAAAAGCAGTTCTACGGACATCACTCTCCATATTATTGCGAATCTGTGTTGTAACTTGGTCAAGACGTACTCTACCGTATGTCTTAGAATCTTTACCTTCGAAAGTAGTTACAACCTCTCCTGTCTTAGGATTACTTACGAAATGTGGTGCATTTAATTTATTCATAACTTATGTGCGTACTGTCTTTAATCAGGGCGACAGCACTTATAATTTATACCCTATTAATTATTGAGTTAAACATTAAGATAATATCCTACGGTGTGTACAGCTATGTTTCCCTTGCTGTAAGGTGATTGTTAGACCACACCTAGATACTATATATCCCCAAAGGGAATTACGCGTCTTTTTCATAATGAGAAGACGCAAACTCAGTAAAGTAATCAAGCTAACATAACTTGAGCCCGTGCACTGCTTAGTAGAGGACGCTTAGAGCATCTTACACACGTTGAGAAGAGGTTGATATGCCGTAAAGCCATACCCTATCTCCCCAATTTTTAAATCGGGTGGGGCTGAATCCTGGTTTAGTACGCGTAAAACTTTTTTTTTTAAAAAATTATTGTGAAAAAATAATTGCCCAAAAGCTTGCCTGGTATTTATTAATTACTTATATTGCACCCATGAGTAATATAGATCGGAATAAATTAAAATATCAGGCTCCAAAAATAAAGCAATCTAATTGGAGTGCAAATATGTATGCAATTGAGGAAGAGAACAGGATCTTACAACAAGAGAGTAAAGATAAAGAAGAGAAAAGAAAGAATATAAGATCAATAATACTCCAGGTGGTAATGATAGTTGTAACTCTCGTAGTAGGATATTTATTTAATTTAGCTATTAGTAAATAGAAAAAATGAGTTATAAAGATATACTAACAGAAAAAGGATTCATATACGATACAGATAATGAAATCTGGAAGAAGAGTTCAGGATTTGGACTTAACACAACAGTAGATCACTTAATGAGAGGACTGTTTGTTATTATAACACCACAAGGAGTTATACACAATGGATTTATAAAAAGCCTTGAGGAATTCAAGGATGTAATAGAAGCAATATGAAAAACGCATATAATAGAAAGATCGATGAAATGAAACAGCAGGTAGAGAAATGGACTAGAGACGATATGGAATATTTCTCTGACTATAATACAGAGTCTTTCTATATAAATGAAAAGATAATAGACAAAGTACCAAGAATACCGATTAACTTCAACACGTAGTTTGTATTATAGCAAAGTTTGGAGTATAGAATTAAATAGAGTATATTTGTAAAAGAATTATGAGATATCCGTCTCATTACAGATCCGAACCAGATGGGAGGATCTTAGACATCGGGTTGTAGATCTTAAATAGAGATCAGAGTTGTCCCCGGTAAATTCGAAAATGACTTCAGTAAAACATAAGGGTACTGGGAATACAGGCGGGTGAATCCTCCCAGATAGGTTTAAATAGTACGGACCCTTTACATAACTGGAGTTAAAATAGGTTTAAGGTGACTTAGATCTAAGAGGTGTAGTAACTTCTTAGGGAATCTTATATCTTTTAACTACTATAAAATAATTATTATGAATGATTGGAGAGTACAAATATTATTACATTGGCCACATCATAGGTTCACATTAGGTTGGGAGTTTATTAAAGAAGAAGAAAGTTACCCATACAATACAATAAGTGTTTTTTTATTTTTTGTTACCCTGGAGTTTGATTGGAATTAACTCCTGTTTATATTTTGCATGTTATTTAAAGAATCCGTGTGCTCGGATATCTTCACAATAAGACAAGTCTTGTTCCGTTCTGGAGCGAGGCTTTTCTTTTTTATCCCACCCCTGTTAATAAATCCTCACAAATAAACTTGATTCCTAAAAATTAAAACACTAACTTGCGTGCATAAGTACTATTGTCGGAGTGGAATAGATGTATTAAGAGCGAGAACCGCTATGACCGACAAGAGTGCGGGTCGAAAAAAGCCAAGCCCGAACAAGAGAGAATGTGGATAACTTCTCATTACTTTCCTTTACCAATCCAAATAAGATTCTTATATTTACACCTAATAATAATCTAAAGCACACAAACAACATGTTTAAAACAATTAAAATTAGCAACCAGTCTACTGATAAAGAGATTGAAAATGCAACCTACTGGGCAAACTACGTAACATTAAAGACAGGTGTACCTGTAGTTATAGAGTTAGTAGATCCTAGTGACCCTGATGTAATGGAACCTAAGTTCAACAAAGATGACGTAGCAAAGAAGCCTAAAAAGAAAGGACTACAAGATAAGTCTATTGAAGAGCTTGCAGAAGAAGTTGACTCTATGGTAGAGAGACTACTGATGTTTGAATCGGAAGAAACAGAAGAAGAGGCAGAAGAAGTTGACATCAAAGGAGTTGTCCTAGAAGGATTATCATTTGGAGACGCTATCTGGGCACTAAGAAGAGGCGGTACAGCATACAGAGCTAAGTGGGCATCTAAAGGAGGTCACTTTATATATCAGCCAAATGGAGTTAGTGTTCCTATGAAACATCTTCATCAGGTAATGTCTATTCCATCATTAGTAAAGCAAACTATAGCAGAAAGGGCTGATCTTCATTCTAGCGTAGATATAACTAACCAGATGTGTATGGTTCATCCTAACAACGAAATATTCGGATGGACAGCATCAGTATCTGACATGAATGCAGATGACTGGATCATAACACACTCATAAAATTATTATTTTTTTTAGTTTTTTTAAAAGATTGTTGCCAAATTCCTTGGTGGCAATCTTTTTTTTAGTTATATTTGTCTGTAACAAAATAATAATAGTACAATGGCAAAATTTATAATTAAACCCAGAGAGATTGCAGAAGGATTTACAAACCTAGCAAAAAAGAAAATAGGCTTATACGAAGATGATGTAGAGGCTATGTTTGACGCAAGAATAAAAGTGTGTGGACCTTGTCCAAGTAGAAGCGACAAGAACAGATGCTTAGAATGTGGATGCATACTATCAGCAAAGGCTAGATCTAAAACATCAGACTGTCCTCTAGGTAAATGGGAGAAAATATAATTGTCATGAGTAAAAAATTAGAATACATAACAAAAGAAATAGAGAGAAGAGAAAACCTAAACAAGTTGGGACCTTTTCCTCAATACAACCGAGAAGTTATAGAAGACTTTAAAATTATAATACAAATGATTAGTCAAAAGAAAGATTACGACAATGTTCCAGTAACATACTGTAAAACATGTTTAAGCCTAAAAGTTAAAAATATAGAAAATCCAGCTGTAGCTTACTGTGTAGATTGTGGAAATACAGATCTAGAGGAGACGCATATACTTGACTGGGAAAAGATGTATGAAGAAGAATACGGAGAAAAATTTTTAAATAGAAGCAAAGATGATTAGTACAGCAGATTCACTTGAAATAAAATTTACAGTTGACACGTTAGCTGATGTAATGGACAAAGAAGATGAGATGGCTCATTTTGTAGACAGATACAACCAGGAGTCTTCTGCAGGAAACTTTGAGCTAGACACTCACAGCTACAAAAGCAATGACAAATACATTGTTATAATAATAATAATTAATGTAGGAGATGAAGAACACTAGTGTAAAGTCAATACGTACAGACAAGAGAAATCTGTTTATGTATTGGTTAAAGTTTCTTCAGCCATATCATAAGCTAGCAAATAAAGAAATGGAAGCACTAAGTGCCCTTCTTTATTACCGATCCGAACTTAGTAAGGAGATAAGCAATGAAGTCTTAGTGGACAAGCTTCTATTTTCTAAGGAGACAAGAGCACAAGTAAGAGAAGATCTTGGTGGAATGAAAGCAGGAGTATTTAACAACTTGCTTACTGCACTAAGAAGAAAAGATGTAATAACAAAAGAAAACAAGATACACAAATCATTAGTACCAAAAATGGATTCTGGATCAAATGAATTCAAACTAATATTTAATTTTGAGATAGATGAAACTAAGTAGTGACGATAAAATAAAGATAGAGAAAATATCTGAAGAGATGTCTATGCCTAAAGAGGTAGTAATCAAGGCAATAGAAAGTCAATACGAGTTTATCAGAAAAAAGACAAAAGAATTGCACTTTGATCCTAACCTAACCAGGGAAGAATTTGATGCAATGAAAACAAATTTTAATATACCGTGCATAGGTAAGCTATATGCTAGTTTTTATATGTACAGAAAAATGAACGAAAATGCAAGGAAAAGAAATAAAGAGTAGTCAGGCACAAGATGACAACTTAAAAAACAAGAATAAGCAGGAGTTAACTAATGACATCAAAGGATACTTTGCTGAAAGAGATAAGACTCTTAAGGGGGCAGACGGTAAGGCAGAGGATGCTAAGAAGATGTCTGGTGCTGAGGCTGAAGTAAAAGAGTTACTTTACAACAACTCAATGAATGTAATCCCTCTAAGCGATGATGTGGAGCCTATGTTTAATTCAATCTTTTTATCTGCAAAGAGAAACAAGGTTAGAACTTCATCAGGACTATTACTAGCTACAGCTCTAATGGATGGTGGTGCAGAGGTTGATTACCAGGAGAAGCAAATGGTAATGGCACATGGACCACAAGTTCAACAAGCATTTAAAGGAACAGAGGTTGTTCTAAACTTTGAGAGCATGAGAGTTCAACTTGGAGAGAACATGGGTCAGAAGGTAAATAAGGAGTCAGAGATAAAGATTCCTATTATAACTATAGATGGTCACGACTACATAAATGTGTCAGAAAGAAACTTAAAATACATATCAAAAAAAGCACAATAGATGGAAGTAGTATTAAATAATACATTAGCAGGATTAAAGCGTGGAGTAGATACTCTTGGAGATGCTGTATCAGTTACAATGGGACCAAAGGGTCGTAATGTAGTTATAGTAAAGAATGGACAGAAGCCATTGGTTACTAAAGATGGAGTTACTGTAGCTGAAGCAATAGAGGATCTTGATGATACTCTAGAAAACATTGGTGCACAGATGATTAAAGAAGTTGCTACTCTAGCAGGAAAGATATCTGGCGATGGTACTACAACTGCTACAGTTTTAGCACAAGCAATAGTATCAGAAGGATTTAAGAACATTGCAGCAGGTGCTAATCCAATAGACTTAAAAAGAGGTATGGATAAAGCTGTTGTTGAAGTCGTGAAGTATCTAAAAGATAACAGTACTCAGATTGAACTAGATGGCCCAGAGGTTAGACAAGTTGCAGCTATATCAGCAAACAATGATCCTGAATTAGGAGACATGTTGGCAGAAGCTTTTACTAAAGTAGGAAAACAGGGAGTTGTATCTGTCGAATTGTCACCTAATCACAATACATACATAGAAGTTGTGACTGGCATGCAGTTTGACAGAGGTTATGTATCTCCATTGTTCCCTACAAATCAGGAAGGTACAATGTCAGAACTAGAAAACCCTATGTTCTTGTTGTGTGACAAAAAGATAAACAACATGGATGACATTATCCCTGTAATGACTCTTGCAAAAAAGACTGGAAGACCTTTAGTAGTTATTGCAGAAGATGTAGATGGACAAGCTTTATCGCAACTAGTTGTAAATAAGGTACATAAGTCTTTGCTGTCTGTTGCTATAAAAGCACCAGGATTTAGCGAAAGTAGATTTGAAAACTTAACAGACATTGCAGTGCTAACAAATAGCGTTGTATTTTCCGATTCAACAGGATTTACTCTAGAAGCATTAACAGATGATAATATATCTGAAGAAATGTTTGGTGGAGCAGAAGGAATAACTGTAGAGAGAACTAGTACAGTGATTGTAAATGGTAGAGGTGACGACAATGTTATATTAGACAGGGTTGGACAACTTACTAGAAAAGTAGAAGAATCATCTTCAGAGCATGAGGCTAAGCAACTTAGATCAAGAATAGCAAAGCTATCTGGTGGTGTAGCTGTAGTATATGTTGGAGCATCTTCTCCTACAGAAGCAAAAGAAAAGAAAGACAGGGCTGACGATGCACTTTGTGCAGTAAGAGCAGCAATAGAGGAAGGAATAGTAGATGGAGGTGGATCTGCACTTCTTAGAGCTAGATCAGCAATTACATTGTTGATGGGTGATGAGAATGTAGGTGCACAGATTATCAAAGAGGCAATAGCAAGGCCTGTTAAAATTATATCAGAGAATGCTGGTAAAAGTGGCGATGTTACTCTTGCTGATGTTGGGGCTCTTGAGGAAGGCTGGGGATATAATGCAAAGTTAGACAGGTATGCTATAATGAAAGATGAAGGAGTTATTGATCCGTTAAAAGTTACAAGGGTAGCTTTAGAAAGTGCTAATTCAGCAGCAGGAATGATACTACTGACAGAGTGTGCTATCTTTTAATTAAAAATACATTAATTTAAAAAAAGGTCAAGAAATAGAAAATAATGCAATTATTATTATAGGCCCACTTGACAGAGTGGGTTTTTTTTTGTATATTCGCAAAAGAACAAAAGGAGAGAGATATGAATATTTTTGAAATAAAGAATTACCAGGTAGTATTTAGCCCGCAGGCACTACTGTTAACCCCATTTAAAAAGATATGGGACAATGATAAAGATAAAGAGAAAGTTAATGCTGTAGCAGAGATGTCTTATGTTTATTACATCTGTGATGACAGAAGTGACTTCCAGTACATTCTTGACGAGAATGAAAGACACGAGGCTATATGTCGCGACATGGATGCATTACCAAATGACTGGGAACGCCCTGACTACATAGAGGACGCTATAGAGTACTACAAGAAACTATCTGAGACAACCTCAACAAAGTTGCTTAGAAGTACAAGAGGTGTTGTACAAAAGATATCTACATTCCTTGACGTTGTTGATGTTAATGAAAGAGATAAAAAAACAAATAAGCCTATCTTTGACATAGGTAAGGTTGTTAGTGCTGTAGAGAAAATACCTAAGCTGGTAAAAGCACTTAACCAGATAGAAGAAGAAGTTATAAAAGAAAAAGAACTTAAGACACAGTCTGGTAACAGACAAACCGGTGTGTTTGATGATATGGGTATATAATGGAAACAAGAATATACAACAAATACCAGACACAACTAGATGACGAGCTAATGAATTCTCTTGAACAAGAGGAAAGAAGAGACTTGTTAGATGTTATAGATAGCATACAGTTTATACAGAACCTATCCAATACAGATAGAAAAAGAGCATGCGATCTAGATAGATGGAACAATCCATTCTATGAGCTAGAGCCTGTTGACCCTAAGTCTAAGAAAAGAGAATTAGATCCTGAAGGAAGGATTATTGTTGATATTACCAACCCGCACATTTTAGAAGATATGGATTTCTTCAGGGGTGCAGCATTGCATTTTCAAAAGCACGGCACATATTCTCTGCTTACCCAGAATAGAAACCCAAATAGCGAATACTTTAAGTTTTGGAAAGAAGAAGCCAGAAGATGTAGAGAAGGTTTGGTAAGAGAAAGCGATGGAGAGTGGATCCCTGGATACTTATACTTCTATTGGAACTACTCGCCAATACTAAAAGTAGATGCGGTAGAAGGAACTAAGATGGCAGGTAGGATAGAAGACTTCCCTAATCCTTATGACGGAGATTACTTATTCTTTCATTACTTAGAAAAAGCAAGAAATGCAGGTAAGCACACAGCTACTCTAAAGAAAAGGGGTTCTGGTTTTTCATTTAAAGGTGGATCAAAACTAGGAAGAAACTTTATTGTAGGAGAATACGAGCACGCAAGAAAGAAAATAAAGTCCTACGCTATAGCAAATGAAAAAGAATACTTGACTAAGGATGGTGTTCTAAACAAGTTTATTGCTATTGCAGACTTTTGTGCAGTCCATACTGGATTCCCAGGGAACAGATCCCTAAAGGATTCTATGAATGACATGCAATGGAAGATGGGTAGGAAAGATAATAAGTCAGGAACTGATGTAGGTACTCTTAACGAAGTTATGGGTGTTACGTTAAAGAATGATGCAGAAAAAGCCCGTGGTAAAAGGGGGTCTCTCATAGAATGGGAGGAAGCAGGTAAGTTTGATAACTTCCTAACCGCATGGGGTATTGCTAGACCATCAGTAGAAGAGGATGGTTTTGCCTTTGGATTAATGAATGCTTATGGTACAGGTGGTACTGAAGGTGCAGCCTTTGAGGGTTTAGAAGAAATCTTCTACAACTCAAGAGGTTACAATATACAAGACCTTCCTAACGTGTTTGACAAGAACACCGGAGGTAAAGGTAGGTGTGCATTCTTCTTTGGGACATACATGAACTTCAAAGGTAAGTATGACAAAGACGGTAACAGTGATGTTATTGGTGCACTTATACTTACAGTAAAGAATAGAATAAAAACAAAGTATGGTGCTTCGGATCCTAATGCTATTATACAGCTAAAGGCAGAACACCCTATTACGCCTCAAGAGGCAATAATGAGAAAAGAAGGGTCAGCATTCCCTGTAGCAGATCTTAGAGATTTACTAGAAGAAATAATGCCTAGAATAGAAGCATTCACTGACGAGCACTGGGTAGGTAGGTTATCTACTGACAACATGGGCGGAGTAATCTGGAACAGTGTTGGCGACATAACTCCTATCAGGGATTACCCATTCACAGTGAAAGGTGGTGACTCTGACGGAGCTATAGAGATATTCGAAATGCCACACAAGGATAGAAACAATCAAGTGTATGGCGATAGGTATATTGGTGGTGTCGATCCTGTAGATAATGATTACACAATAAATGGATCTTTGGCTACAATAATGATATTTGACTTGTGGACTGACAAGATAGTTGCCGAATACACAGGAAGGCCTGTTCTGGCATCTGACTTTTACGAGACATGTCTTAGGCTAACTAAGTTCTACAATGCTAGAACAAACTACGAGAATAACCTCAAAGGAATGTTTGGTTACTTTTCTAATGCTAATGCATTGTACTTACTTTCTGATACTCCAGAAATACTTAGAGATATGGACATAGTTAAGTCTGTACTTCATGGAAACAGAGCTAAAGGTACTAGAACAACAAAAGAAGTAATTAAGCTAGGTAAAACACTTCAAAGACAGTGGATGTTATCTCAGTTTGAGCAAGACACTATTGACGAAGTTACAGGTGGGTCTGTAGTTGTTAGTGTGCCAAACCTTAGAAGGATTAGAAGTATAGGATACATCAAAGAATGTATAGCTTGGAATCCTGATGGTAACTTTGATAGATGTTCTGCTATGGACATGGTTATGATACTCAGAGAAGACAGGCTTAAACTGATAGATAAGTATGACGAAAGAGACAATGGAGACAATCATTTTAATGCTACAGGAGATGACTTTATTGACAAGAATTGGCAAAGAGTTATAGACTCTGGAGTCTTAGGAGAAAGATAACATTTGAGCTATAAAGAATAATGTAAAAAAAATATATAATAACGTAATTTTGTAAAAAATAAAATATGTCATCAATTAAAACATTTCCAAGACAAAAGCTTTCTTTTAGAAAGAAAAATACTGCTTGGAGAAAAGAGCACTTAGACTGGGCTGACAATAATAGCTTCTTAGGTAGCGAGACTACTAGAAAGAAGGTAAAAGACAAGGTAATAAATCAGAATCTATACAACGGAATTATAGACATGAAGGATTTAAAGCTTGTTATTAACCCAGGAGAGATGGAGCAGTACTATGTTCCTGACACTATACAGCACTACCCTATAATCACGCCAAGAGTAAATGTATTAGTTGGAGAAGAGTCTAGAAGAAAATTCGACTGGTCTGCTACTATTACCAATCCAGAGACATTGTCTAAAATAAAACAAGACAAGAAGGCGATGATTGACGAAAAGATTCAGATGATGCTACAAGCAGAAGGTGGATCAGAAGAAGAGATAGCTAAAGAGCTTGAAGATTTTGCTGAGTACATTAACATGGACTACCAGGACATTAGAGAAAAAAGAGCTAACTTACTGATAAGACATTACATAGCTGAACTTGACATGAAGAATAAGTTCCAGCAAGGATTTAAAGACGCACTTATTGGCGGAGAAGAAGCTTATGCTTTTGACATCGTTAATGGAGAAGTTACATTTGAAAAGCTAAACCCACATAAGGTTTACACACTTAGATCAGGATACTCTAACAAAATGGAAGATGCTGATGTTATAGTTATTGATGATTACTGGAGTCCTGGTAAAATACAAGATACATTCTATCAAGATCTAAAAGACAAAGAAGTATTAGACCTAGAAAGTGGAGGATTTACAGGATCAAGTGGAAAAGACTCTGATGGAGAATCTTGGCAAGTTGACGACAAGACAGGTTACGAAATATTACAGAGAGAAAACATAAATGCATTCTTAGATGCATCTGGAGTATGGAATGGAGCTCAAGGAAAAGGTACTTACACCGATGGGAGTGGTAACATAAGAGTTCTACGAATGTTCTGGAAATCTAAGAAGTGTGTGTACAAGGTTACATTCATTGATGAGCAAGGCCAAGAGCAAATAAAGTACAGAGATGAAAACTACATCCTTGAAAAAAACATGGGAGAGACCTGGGAAAAGTTCTGGGTAAACCAATGGTGGAAAGGTGTTAAGATAGGTAAAGACATCTACGTACAGATTAAGCCTAGAGAAATACAATACAATAAGTTTAACCAGCCAAGCTTCAATTCTTGTGGTATAGTTGGTCAAGTATATAATACAAATGATGCACAAGCTGTATCTTTAGTAGACAGAGCTAAACCATTCCAATACCTGTATGACATATCATGGTTCAGAGTGAATGAAGCAATGGCTAAGTACATGGGGTCTATTATAGAGCTCGATGTTGCAAAAATACCTAAAGACTGGTCTATTACAAAATGGTTGTACTTTGCACGCAAGTCTGGTATATCTGTAGTAGATAGTTTTAAAGAAGGACAAAGAGGTCAAGCAAAAGGTAAGCTTGCAGGATCAGTAGGTAACACTACTGGTAAAGTTCTTGAACAAAGAGTTGGTGACTTTATCCAGACCCACATACAAATGATGGAATTTGCTAAGTCACAGATGGATGAGATTACAGGAGTATCTAGACAGAGACTTGGTCAGACTGAGAACAGAGAGACTGTGGGTGGTATAGAAAGAGCTGTTAGTCAGTCAAACCACATTACAGAGGAACTGTTTAACATGCATGACTTTTGCAAGAAAAGATGTTTCCAGATACTTGTAGAAACTGCAAAAATTGCATTAAAAGGTAATAGCAAAAAGTTTGCTTACATTGCTGACGATATGACAAAGCAGTTAATGGAGATTGATGGAGATGAGTTTGCTGAAGAAGAGTATGGAATACAAATGTCTAACGACAATTCTGTAAATGAAATGCAACAAAGACTTGACGGAATGGTTCAGATGGGACTACAAAACCAGATGTTATCATTCTCTACCGCAATGAAGATATACAATTCTCCTAGCGTAAGAGAAGTTCAGCGAATGATAGAAAGAGATGAGAAGAAAATGAAAGAGTCTCAGGCACAGCAAGGTGAGCAACAGCAAAAACAATTTGAGCAACAACAACAACAAGCTGCACAAATTCAAGAAGCTGAAATGGCAAGAGAAGAAGCCAACTTCCAGCAAGAAGATGAAACTAAAAGATACATTGCGGAATTAGCCGCTGAAACAGAAAGGCTAAACATCATTAGCAAAGAGAGAGGTGTTGAACAAGATGACACTGAAGAAGATCTTATAAAGTTCCAAGCTGAACTGGGAATAAAGAACAGAAGCTTAGATCAAGACATGGAAAAGCATAATAATTTAATGTCTAAAAAAGACAAAGAAATAAGTATTAAAGAAAAACAAGTTAACAAACAAAATAATAAAAAGTAATGAAACAAACTCAAAACCAATTTCACGGAGTAGATGGAGAAAAAGAATCAGCAATAAAAAATATACCGTCAGGATCTACTTTTCTTGCAACAGATACGGGTAAACTGTACTACGAAAGTTCTTCAGGAATAGTAGCGTCAATAGGTGGAGACGAGCCAGATCCAAGAACAGATCAAAGATCTATAATTTATTCTGACAATCTTGATACCACTGTTAAGGGCTTAGAGATTGATATAGAGAAGACAGATGGTGCAACTGGATTTAGCACAAAGCTTTATGGAGCCCATATTTCTGCAGAATCTAGTTCAAATAACCAAGTTCTTAATCTTGTAGGATCTTTATCAGAAGCTAAGCACACTGGTGGCTCTTCAGCCTGGTACGTACGTGGATCAGAAAGTTCTGCACTTATTCAAGGCGGAGGAACTATTGATGCGTATGGATCTTTTTCTGAAGCTAGAGTTACTACTAGTGTTGCTGGAAACCACCAAAGAATTATTGGTAGCAAAGTAGAGGCTGACGTTTTTAACATTAATGCAAATATAACTAATCTTATGGGAAGTTCTATTAAAGTAGAGCTTGGCCACGGACAAATAACTGAGGTAGATGTTTTGCATTTAGAATACCATGATCAAAATAATGGAAACATTAGTGGTGATTTTTCTTACATAAAGATAGAGAATGACACAATGTGCCCTGGTCTTGTAGGTGTAGCAAGAGTTATTAATTCTGAATCAGTATTACCTTCTAAGTTTTCAGGTTTAATGCAATCAGCAGGATTTCTTGACTCAGCAGTTTCAGAGCATGCGGATAACGCAGCAGCTATTACAGCAGGACTTGCAGTAGGAACACATTACAGAACTGGAGATGATCTAAAAATAGTACATTAATATTTAAAAAAAAATGACAGAAGAAGATCTAATAAAAAAAATTAAGTTGTATTCATTTTTTATGAAAGAAGGTAATAAATGTCCTGGAGATACAGATGATTACAAAAATATGATATCTGAAGTAGAAACAGATTTAATAAGTCTAAAAAATAATTAATAAGTTTAAAAGGAGGCTTCGGCCTCTTTTTTTATTTAATTAAAAAAGACTATTTAGCTATAAAATAAAAAGGATATTTTTAACTAAAGAGCTTATTTTTGTAAGATTCAATTAAAACATTTTATAAAATGAACAAAGGCACTAGAAGATTAAATCAGAATCAGCTTACTGGTAAAAGATCAGATCTTCCTTTAAAGTTTGTAGAAGGTGCACAGTATATAGCATACGACACTAGAGAGTTGTTTATATACGACTACCTAGAGGACCCTATACTTATAGCTACGTCAGAAGACATTAGCCTAAATACTTCTAGACTGTTTTTGTCTCAGACAAACATACAGGCTGCAAACCCACTAGACCCAAAGGAATGGGAGGTACAAGCCTGGAATGATAGTATTCCCGACCCATTTACAGATTTAGTTTGTTATTACACAGGGTCTGATGTTCTTACGCATGAAACAATAGCTGCATTTCATATAGACATGAATGGTGACGTAACAAAGCTAGGGTTTAACGGAACTCCCGTAGGTATAGTTACTTATATTCACGACCAAGGAATTCCTAGCACATCTTGGGATATAACACACAACTTAGATAGAAAACCTTCTATAACAGTAGTTGATACGGCAGAGACAGTTGTTTTTGGACAAGCTGACTACGTAAACAACAATAGAGTAATAATAACATTTAACGCTGCCTTTTCGGGTAAAGCATTTTTAAATTAAAACATATTAAACACAAAATAAAAGATGGCATCAATAAAACACTTAGTCGATTTAGACTTATCAAAAAATCAACTACTCAACGCAGTAGTTCAGAACTTAGCTGCAGCACCTTCTACACCTGCAGATGGTCAAATATACTGGGACACAGCAGACGATACAATGTACGCCTGGAGTGTAGACAAGAATGCGTGGGTAGACTTAGGTTCAGATGGAATCACAAACCTTACTTTTGCGGCAGATGTTTCTGAAGGAGTTGTAACTTCAAACACAGGAGACAACGCAACTATTCCATTAGCAGATGGAACTAATGCAGGTTTATTCTCTGCAGCAGAAAAATCAAAATTATCAGGAATAGAAACTAACGCCAAAGATGATCAGATAGCTTCTGAAGTAGTATCTTCAGCATCTGGTAACCTAGCATCAACAAATGTACAAAGTGCATTAGAAGAGCTACAAGGAGATATAGATAGCCTTGGAGCAGAATCTAATAACTTAAGCAAGACACAAACAAATGGTACTGAAATAGATATCGACATTGAGAATGGTTCTGGAATTACTCTAGACCCAGCAACTACTTCTGTGGCAGGTGTTATGACAGCAGCAGATAAAACTAAGCTAGACGGTATTGATGCGTCAGCAGATGTAAATGTAGGAACAAACATAGCAGAAAGCACAACAACTAACACAACTGTTATTGTAACATCTTCTACAGGAAATAACGCAACTCTAAATTCAGCAACTACAAGTAGAGCAGGTTTGTTATCAAAAGCAAAGTTTGACGAAATAGTAGCTAACTCACTGAAAGCAAGTGATGTTAATCACAACGTATCTACTAACTTAACGAACACTCCTTCTGCAACTGAAGTAACTGTTAATTCAAGTGATGGAAACAACACTTCAATATCAGGTGCTAACTCTACAGATGCTGGTGTAATGACTAAGGCTATATTTGACGAGCATGTTGTTAACAATGCTAAAGTATCTAACGTAGACGAAACAACTACTTCAATATCTCTTGCATCTAACATACTTACATATACAGATGAAGATGGCACAGATACAGATATTGATTTGTCTCTATATTTAGATGATAGTAACTTAGCACGTCTTACAAGTGGATCATTAAATGGCTCAACAGGATTAGCAACTTTCACAAGAGATGATGCTTCTACCTTCACAATTGATATGAGTGCTTTTTTAGATGCGATCACATTAAACAACACTCTTACATCCACTTCAATAACTCAAGGGCTTACAGCCAATATGGGTAAGGAGTTAAAGGATCTAATTGATGCTCTAGTTACATCTACTGGAACTAACACTGGTGATGAGCCTGATGCTAGTACAACTGAAAGAGGTATTATTGAGATAGCAACTCAAGCAGAAGTCAACACAGGATCAGATACACTTAGAGCAATAACTCCAAGTAGATTGAAATCTCACTTAGGAATTACAGCTACGTTATCTACAACTTTGACATTTAGTAGTACAATAGGAAATGGAACTTTGACTTCAATTCCTGTAACTCATGCTATAGGCAATCAATTTGTACAAGCATCTGTATACGATGTAGTAAGTGCAGAAAGAGTTGAATGTGTGATTGAATTAACTTCATCTTCAGTAACAACTTTTGGATTTAATGTTGCACCAACAAGCAATCAATATAGAGTTGTTATTACAGGATAAAAAAATACTAATTATTATATTAAATAAAGGGTAGTTTATTCTGCCCTATAAACTAAAAGGAGAGGAAAATGATAATTAAATTAGAATACAACAAATTAGATGGTACACTAAACTTAACAAAAGATGATGAGATAAATGCTGTTATCAATGACAATACTGTTGTCGATGATAGTAGTACTTTGTCTTTTGAAATAGCATTAGATATATCTCAATATCAACAAGACCAAATTAAAGATCTAGATGGCAGTATTAACGAGTAGTCAATCAGGAAACTGGAACGCTTCTGCTACCTGGGGAGGATCAACTCCAGCAGATGGAGATACTTTTACTATTGCCCAAGGGCATAAGGTTACTGTTAGTTCTGATTTTAGAGCTGGTGTTGGTTATGGTGACATATTAGTTAGAGGTTGTTTGCATTTTGCTACTAATGGTAAAATTAGAATCAATGGCAGAATTACTGTACAAGGTAATGGATCCACTGATTACTCTAAAAGTGGCGGTGTATCTGCACAAGATTTTACTGAAGGCGGTAGTTC